GGCGGCTCGGCTCGGATGCTGGCCGAGCAGATGGACGGCGGGACGCTCAGACTGTTCGACAGCTTCGAGGGCTTGCCGCAGCGGACCGACATTGACGGCCCTTGGGGTCAGGGCCATTTCGCCGATACGAGCGTTGAGACGGTCCGTGCGACCGTGGGCGACCTGGCCGGACGGGCGGAGATCCATGCCGGCTGGATTCCGGCCACCTTCGATGGCTTGCCGGAGTCCCATTACGACCTGGTCCACCTCGACCTCGACCTGTACGACGGGACGCTGGCGGCCCTCCGCTATTTCTGGCCGAAAGTCAACGACGGCGGCGCTCTGGTGGTCGACGATTTCGGCTTTCCGAACTGCGCCGGAGTGCGGCGGGCAGTCTTGGAGTTCATCCCGCAGCCCGACCTGCGCTGGGTGTATTCGCCGACCTCGCAGTTTGTGGCCTTCAAGCACAGTTAGCCCCCGTACCACTTCCACGCGCTGGGGGCGGTGGTCGCGACGTAGTAGGCCGCTTGGGGGTCGAGGGTCAGTTCGAGCGGGTCGACCCCGAGGGCCGAGTCGTTGCCGAGCGGGTCAATGATGTGACCGCCCGAGGCGCCCACGGCGTAGACACGCACCGGGAACGGGAAGGTGTTGGTCACCTTGTTTCCTGATCCGGTCCCAGCCGGAACGGCAGGGGTGGTTATCGAGAACCCGAGAGCTGCCACCTGGCGGATTCTCAGATTGGCGCCCCCGCTGTTGTTCAGGGTCGCATAAGGGATTGGCAGTCTTGAGTCGCCCGCGCTGCCCGACCCGCCGACAATGTGTCCGGTGAGGTAGATCTCGCCCGAGAGTTTGTTGCCCGAATCTGATACGAAGTGGGATAGAGCGAAGGTGCCGCTCGTCATCCATTCGATTTCCATGTCACCGATGAGAGTGAAGTAGCCGCCGCCGGTATTGGCGATGAACACGTTGCACCGCTCGGCCTTAAAGCCGACCAATCGCGCCGGGTGGTCTTGGTTCTGACCAGACGAGTCGGTGATGCTCAGTGCGGTTCCGCAAAAGCCCACGCCACAGTTGATGAGATCCCAATGGGCGTCCACTTGGTAGCCGGTGGCGTAACCCGAGACGGTGCAGTTGACCAGCGTTCCGGGGTAGGCGGTGTCGTAGGCCCGGAACCCGATTCCGGTGGTCCCGAGCGTGGTCGGCTGCGCGGTGGTGTTGTTCTGGATGGCCGAGCAGTTCTCGATGTAGACCGATGCACCTTTGGTGGGATCCCCGTAGGAGAACCCGTGCCACATGGGTGAGGCGGTGGGCTGCTCGACCACGATGTTTGACAGGCGCAGGTTGATGTAGGCCCCGCTGAAGTCGACGATCCCGACGCCAGTAGTCGCCCCCGGCGCTGCGGTGATGATGACCCCGTGCGTCGGGTAGCCGTTGTAGTTGGGAAGCCCGGTCGTCGCCCCGGTTTCGCCTTCGATCTGCAAGGCGATGACGGTGGACGGCGGGGTGGACGCGGGGACGTTGGTGGAGCACCCGACGTTGGTGTTCGACGCCAGCGTGTAAGCACCTTGGCGCAGGATGATGCGGCCACCGTTGTTGGTGACCGCTTGATTGATGGCTTCCTGAATGCCACTGGTGGTTGTACCGGGCGTGTCGGGACCGAAGTCGGCACCGTTGTTCTTCAGGGTCCCCGAGACGGGGGAGACGGTGATGAACTTCCATGCAGCGGAAGGTGAGGAGCCGTCTGCGAGGGTGAGGACATCGTCAATCTTGGGCATGTCAGGCCGCCCACGCTGTCATCAGGGCTGCACCAGGGTTATTGGTGCCAGACCCTCCAACGAAAATCCGGGCGACGGAACCGCCGCCGACCGCGAACGCCCATTTGACCGTGTAGGTCGTGTTGGGAGAAAGCCCGGTATACAGGAACTCGTAGTTGAGTCGGAGGTTGTTGCCGTCTCCAGTCATGTTTATCTGACTGGCGACGATTTGGCCTGCGACCGAGTCGTCGATCCCCCACAATGCCGCCTGGTTGGTCGAGTCGCATCGGCCGTACGCGCTCATGCGTATCAGCACCTGCGCCGAACCAAGGCCTGTGGCCTTGGTGGTGAAGGTGAGAGCGAGGTTCGTGGCATCTACGTCAGAGAACGTGGCCGAGCTTGTGGTGTAGCCCGTCGCAGTCGATCCCGGCGTGTAGGCATGGACAGCTAGAAGTGCCGCGCCGCCGCCGCCTCCCCCGACAACGTCCAGTGTGGGAGCGAGAGAGGTGCCGCCAACTGCGATCGTGGCGCCGGGCGAGGTGATCGACACGCCACCGGACGGGGTTCCGGTGACGACCGGCTGGACCAGGACCAGCATTTGATTCGACGTGGGAGCCGACGCGAACGTGACCGTTATGGCGTTGGTCGTGGTGACCGTGACGGTGGGGAACACTTGCTGGCCGCTGGTCTGGTCGATGACCGTGGTCGCCACCGATTTGGTCCCCATGTTGTGGGTGACCGTGTAGGTCAGCGCCGAATTGTTGCCGACGTAGGCGGAGAACCCGGTGCCGTTCGCCGCTCCCCCACCGACCGTCCAGGTGTTCGTCGTGTCGGTCGACCCGAACGACGATCCCGACGTGTAGGCGGTGGCCACGATGTAGGTGGTGCCGCTGTTCGTGAAGGTCTGTCCGACCGTGTAGGAGTGCGTCGCCTGCCACGCCGCGGGAGCCGGGGTGGCGGCCACATAAGCGCCAGATTGGGCCGTCTCCACCACGGACAGGACCGGCACTGATGTCGACGGATAGTAGGTGACCCCGCCCGCACGGCCGGTCGACGCCACCTGATAGCCGGCCAGTTCGGTCCCCTGAAACTTGCAGGACAACGTGAACGTTCCCGGGCCATTCGCCCAATATCCGGTAGTCACAGTGATCGTCTGCGGGAACGACACCGGCGTCCCCAACGTGCTATCCGTGTACAGCGTCCCGCCGGTCAGATTCACCACATAGGTGAGCCCGGCCGGCACGTTGATGTAGATCGGCGACGCCACCCGCGCTGTCGATCCAGCGATGGTCGCCTCGATGACCGGGTCGTGGCCCTTCTGAAAGTCGTATTGACTCACGCCCAGCCCCCTTTCCTACAAACCGGCAGCCCGCTCGTAGGCGGACTCCCACAACTGCCAGTTACCTTCGATCGTCCACTCTCCGGCCAGGTCCCGGGCGTTCGACCCGAGCTCGGCCCGCATCGCCTCGTCGTGGATCAGATCCTCCAGCCGGGCCCGCCACTCTTCCTCGCTGTCAACCAGAAACCCGGTCTTCCCGTCGACCACGAACTCGCTGTAAGGCAGCCGGTTCGACGCCACGATCGGGATCCCCAACGCAGCCATCTCCAACGCCCGGATCGGTGTCTTCGACCGGTTGAACAGATGGTCCGCCGACGGAGCCACGGCGATATCGAAATCGATCTTCTTGTAGTAGTGGCCGACATCCTTCTCCCACGCCGTCCACCGACACCGGCGCCCCACGATCGGGGAATGATCGTCGCCGACAAAATGCATGTCCACATCCGGGTTGGCGTCCAACACCTCCCGCAGCGGGTTGCGCATCTCCTCCACATCCCACCGGTGCGACGTACCGCCCGCATAGCCGACCGTCAGACGGTCCCGGCGGGGGCGGGACATGTCCAGCAGACCCTGCTTCACGAAGTTCGGGAGGACCACGACGTTGTCGTTGTAGGGGGACAGGATCTCGGCCAGATGGGCGCTCGAGACGGTGACCATGTCGCACAGGCGCAGACAGCGGCGCACCGACTCCCGCACCCGCTCATTATGCAAATGCGGCAGTCCGGCCGACTCGACGTTCAACATGTCGTCGTCGCACTCGTACACCAGCTTCGCCTGGCCGGCGAGCCGTTCGATCATCTGCAGGCCGTGCACACCCGCCGGCCGCTGCAACGTCAACACGTCGATATCGGCCAACATCTCCGGGCCGATCTGCGGGCCTCCCGGATCTGCGACCGCGGTCGCATGAAACGAGTTGTCGGTCAGATGCTTGAACGGCAGCCACACCCGGTAGTAGGAGGAACCGTCATAGGAGTGTGGTAGGGCGGCGAAGACGAGGGTTTTGTGCTGCTTGGGGGGGGCGAGGAAGGTGGTGGCGGGCCCGGCCGGGCGGGCGTTCATGCCGACACCTCCGCCATTGCCGGGACGTGCAGGACGCCGATGCCGCCCCACCACGGTTCGGTCACGACGATCGCCTCCCGCCGGCCGTCCCATTCGACAGTGTCCCAGAACGCTTTCACCTTCACGTCCGGCCAGTCCGGGTGGTCGCAGATGTCGTGGAAAGCGATCAGCCCTCCCGGGCGCACCAGATGGCGGTACATCTCGAAATCGGACTTGACCCCCTGGAAGGTGTGGTCGCCGTCGATGAACAGAACGTCGACCGGCGTCCCGGCCAGTACCTGCTCGAGCCGGGCGACGGTCTCGGGGTCGTGGGAGTCGCCGTAGATGACCTCACAGCCGTGATCGTTCACCTGGACCCGGGCGGCCGAGCCGTAGGGCCCGTCGGGCAGGGTGACAGCCACCACACGGCAGCCGAGCTGCTGCCACGCCCACAGGGTGCCCCCGGTGTCGGCGCCGATCTCGACGACCGTCCTCGGGTTGACATCCATCGCCAAGGCGAGGAACGATGCGAGTTCCGCCCCTTTTTGAAGGGCGTTGTGGGTGAGAATCGCCTCGCGGGCGACCTGAACAAGATGCATATGTTTCTCCCGTATTTGAGGGGTCGAAGGACGGCCGGTTACGGGAGACCGACCGCCCTCCAACCCGATCTTGCTGTCCGCTCGGCACCCCCGACACGACCATCTGGTGGGCGCGTCAAACTCCCCCGAGGGGGGGTGCCGAGCGAATGTCTATTGGCTAGCTGATGGTCAGGTAGCGGAAAGCGGCCGTGGTCGAGACCTGGCTGCCTGTCCTCCAGAACATGTACCATCCGGCCTGGCCCGACGGCAGCTGGGCATTGCCGGACCCCTTGATCATGGGCTCGTACAACATGGAGACACCCACGCGATCGGCGACGACGAACTGGGAGAAGTCCCCGAACAGCAGGGTCGCCGAGCCGGTGCCGGAGGCGGCGGAGGTGCCGGTGGTGCCGCTGGGTAGGTCGGACGCCTCGTAGATCGACTGGCCGAGCAGCCCGGCGGGGGTGTTGGACGTGAAGTTCGTCCAGAAGCTGCCGCCGCCGTACTGGTCGATAGCCCGCACCGCGTTCAGGATTTTGATGTTCCCGAGGAACGCGGCGGCCGGCGAGTTGCGGAACCTGGGCGGCAGCGCCGCCTGAAGGTTGTACACGTCGACGTTGGAGGCGGTCCCGTTGAAGGCGGTGCCGGTGGCGGCGGGGGCGACCCGGGAGCCGGTGCCGAGGGCGGAGATGATGCCCTGGGGGAGCCCGGAGGCGGTGCCGGCACCGGTGGCGAACGCCGCCGACTCGAGGCGGTCGCGGGCGTCGGACAGGAGGCCGGGGAGCTGCTCACCGAAGTTGGTGTCGTCCAACGCTTCATATGAGCCGAGCACCCAGGCGACCGCCTTCTGGGGGACGATCTGGACCTGGCCGACTGTCGGGGACATGTCGGAGGCGGTGGTGGCTTCTGCGATCCACGCCGCGGTGACACCGGCCGAGTTGACGCCCTGCCAGGCGTTGCTGGTGGTCTGCACGATCCTCGAAACCCGCCGGAACGGGTTGGCCGACGCGTTGTTGGTGAGGATGATCGTCGGGTCGAGGACGTAGGGGAGCAGGTAGCCGCCGGAGGCGTTGGTGAGGTTGACGGCACGGTAGCGGCCGTTCTCCCCCATCGACAGCAGGGTGCCGGCTTCGGTGCCGAGCGGGTCTTCCATGTAGGAGCGGAAGGCGTCGCGGTAGGACTGTGAGCCGGTCAGCAGGATGTGCTTGGCGATCCCACCGTTCGACGTGCCGATGCCGACACCCTGCGAGCGGGCGTAGGCGATCTCGGCGAAGTCGTGGTTGATCTCCTTGCGCTTCTCGTCGAGTTCGATGAGGGCGGCGGAGCGGTGGCGAAGTTCCTCGGCGCGGACGAACCCGGACTCGACGCGGCTGAGGTCGAGATCGGCGAGCGGGTCCTTGTCGATACCGGAGCGCATGAACATCTCGGGGGCCTGCCCGGAGCGGACGACGGACTCGGTGCCGGAAGATGCGGCCTCTTCCCGGTTCTCCGGGTCGCCGGAGTTGCGGCGGATGCGCTCGAGGTCGGCCATCCGCTGGCGGATCGGCTTGGCGTCCTCCTCGAGGCGGTCATGTTCGGCGATGAGGGTGCCCTGCATGAGCAGGTCGTTCTCGGTGGGGTCCTGCAAGCCGTCGATGGTGCGCAGCTCGGAGCGGATCGACTCGAGCCGGCCTTCGATCTCCTGCAAGGAACGGTAAGGGTGTTCGGGCATCTGGATTCAGTCCTTTGGGGTTGTGCCGTGGGCCACGATGAAACGGGCGTTGCGGGCTTGGATTTGTTTTCTGATCTCGAGACGTTCCGCGAACTCGGCGCGGGCAGCCTGGATTTCTTCTTTGATGGACCGCTCCGAGTGCCCTACGGGCGGGTCGTCGGCGGAGATGGCGGGACCCTCATCGGGTGTGCCCAACTCCGACATCTCCTCTTCGTCGAGGGCGACACCGGAGCGAAACATCCCGACGAGTCGTTCGACTTCGTCGGGGGGGAGTTGGCCTAGCAGGGCGCCGTAGATTTGCTCGGCGCGGACCCCGAAGATTTCGGCGTCCTCGTATACCGGGAAGGTAGCCGGGCCGTACTCTCGAAGTGTCGATTCGGTCCGGTGGACGGTCCGCAGTGAGCCGTCGGCCAGGGGCCGGAAGCCGCCGCGGGGTACGACCGGGTCGGACCGTTTGAACATGCCGGAGAAGCTGTAGGAGCGAATCGAGCCGTCCTGGATGCATTCGAGGACATGGTTGGCGCGGGGAGTGTCATGGAACTTCGCCCGGGTATACAGGCCCTTGGAGTCGGCGTGTATCTCCTCGGTCACCCCGATGGGCAGGCCGTCCTGTTCGGACGGCGTCTGGAAGATGGTCATGCCGTGGTTGAGGAGGACCGGTATCTGCCTGCCGCTGCGCCGGTGGTGTTCGAGGGCCCGGTTGAAACAGGTCGGGTCCAACGATTCCTTGTACCGGCCGTCCTGGTCGGCGACCGACACCGGCCGGTTGAACACGGCGGCGTATGCCTCAACCGTCCTACCCTTATGGGACACTTCGACCGGAGCGGACCGCAGAGAGACTGACCGGTGGTTGACGGCGCGGCCGGCGGCCTCGTCGGCAACGGATCCGGATTCTTCGGCCTGCTGTTCTTGGATGTCGGTCATGGCTATCCTTTTCCGTTCGCTGCTGGGCGCCGGCCCGGCAGCGAGGACGGGGCGGTCGGGATCGACGCGGGGGCGGGCATCTTCGAGGCGGGAGTTTGCGGCTGGGTGGCGACCTGGCCGCCACCGGGCGGAGTACCGACCCGCGGGGGGCGGGCGACGGTGGTCGAGTTGGCGTTGTTCCCCGAGTCGGGGCCGGTGACCGGTACCCCGCTGTTGTCGGCGACGGCGATCGTCTCCCGCTCCTGCACACCCGGGGTCGGGGCGTTCGGGTCGGCGACCAGTTGGGACATGTCACCGGAGGTGACCGCCGCGATCACCGATTCGCGGGTGAACCCGGCCTGGATGAGCGTCAACGCGGCGGCGGCGTTCACCTGGCCGACCTGCGCCCGTTCCGTCTCCGCCGCTTGCAGGGCGGCGATGTCGGAGGTGTCGACCCACAGCTGCACACCCTGGGAGGGCATGTCTTCGATCAACGATTGGAGGACGGCGCACCCGGACCGCCACAACGGGCGGATGGTCAGGTCGGCGAAACGGCGCATCGCTGTCTGATAGGACTCGCCGGACTCGGCATCCCTAAGGCCGACGATGATCGGCGGGACCCCGCCGGCCGAACAGATCCGCAGTTCGGAACCCTGCTGGACAGCCCGGAAGTCGAGCTCCTGCAACCCTTTGCCCATGATCGGGTCGGCGCCCTGGTCGACCACCAGCGGCTTCCATGCGTTGTTGACCCCGCCGTATTTCGACATGAGCCGTTCGGAGATGAAGTCGATGGTGTCGGGGCGGAGCTTGGCGTTGTACTTGATGACCGACACCGGATGCCCGTGGTCCATGTACTTCGTCTTGTAGGTGGTCATCGCCATGTCCGAGTCGATCTCGCGCAGCACCGGCGACAGCCACGACATGCCCCGAAAGTTGGCTGCATAGTCCGGGTAGGGCGACCAGTGGACGAGCTCGTCGGGCGTGTAAAACTGGGGTTCCGGTTTTTCGCCGCCGGGACGTACCGGGTTGGGGTCCCACGCGTAGCCGATGATCTTGCGGTAGGTCCGTCCCGCACCGGCGGGGGTTTCTTCGGAGACGATCGTCATCTCAGCCGGCGGGCGGCGGACGAGGAGGTCCGGCTCGGCTTTCCAGATGTAGGCGTTACCGGCGAGCGACACGTCCTGTTCCATCCGGGCCCACAGTTCGCCGGCCGTCGCGTTCGGCCACGGATATTCGAGGAGCCGAAGGCTATCGTTGCCGTACAGGTGCTTGTCGACCAGCGACCGGAACTTGAATGTGGCTTCGGACAGGAGCATCATCCGGGCCAGCACACAGGCGGAGACGATCCCGTTCGTCTGATACGCCTGGGCGGCTTTGGAGAGAACGTCGATCGACGACTTTTCCCGGCTGTCGTCGGTGCCATAGGTGAGCAGCACCGCCGCCCCGGAAGCCATCCCTTCGTAGTAGCCCTGGTCCCGCAGGCTGTACCGTTCGGCGATCCTGTCCAACAGTCTCATGGCGCCCGCCTCCACCTCTCGAGCACCTCGGCATGTGACTCGCCGAGCTGGCGGGCGTCCCACCGGTCACTGTTGCGCAACAGCACATCCGCGACAGCGGCCAAACCGGCGATCACAAGGACGACACCGACCGCCCACAGGCCGATCAGCCACGCCCCCCCGAAGATCGCGCCGGCCGCGGCGGCCAGTTGCAACCAGACCCGGCGCACAAAGTTCAGGTGACGACCGCGAAAGCGGCGGCCACACACACCAGGCCAGCGGCCAGCAGCGCCAACGACCAGGCCCGGCCGATCAGCGACACGACCGCCGACGACAGGAACACGGCGGCGGCCAGCCACAGCAGGAACACGGCCGCCCCGTGATGGGCGACCACGGCGGCCATGTCAGTAGTCCGAATCGCCGGCACCGCCGAACATGCCACCCTCACCGACATCGCCGGCGCCACCCGTATGGCCCGGGTCGCCGACCGTCGCATGACCGTCAACCACGGCCGCCCCGTTCTCCGTGATGAACCGTCCGGCAGCGTCGTTGTAAGCCGCCGCCGACTCCATCGCCTGCCCATATGCGATAGCCGTCTGAATGACCGTCTGGGCGATCCCCGGGTCCATGTCGGTCGTGTCGCGGCCGAGATCGACCGGCAACGGGCCGGTTTCGATAGCCATCACGCCTCCCCCGGCTGCTCGGCGACCGCCAACCCCGAATCCCACTCCCACATGTCCCCGCCGGCCGTGAAGTTCCCGGCCGCCGCCGCCGGACCACCCAGGAAGATCGCCTCACCGGCGCTCTTCCACTCGGTGGCGGCAGACTCGGCCTTCGCCTGCGCCGCCGACATCGCACCCGCAAAGTCGGGGCCCGGCTGCGCTGTGTTCTCCGATCCGACACCCACATCGGTGCCGTTGCGTTCCTGCTTGCCTGTGAACATCCGTAGACCTCCTAGAAAACCGTCATGTCGTCGGGCGAAAGACCTTCGCCTCCGAACTTCGTGTAACCCCATAAGGCGAGCGTGACAACCACCAGCGGGGTGATGTCAACACCGGACGCCTTGCGGCCCAGAGCGGTCGCACCGTCACCGACCGTGCGGGTCGCCCCCGACAGAACCGCCTGGTCGATATCGGCCTGCGGGCCGTGGGAAATGGCCTCCTGGTCGAGACTGTCCACCAGTCCCGCATAGGCCGCCGCCACATCCTTCGTGTCGGCGACCGTCAACCACAGTCCCGCCTTCTCGAGATCGGGGATCAGCGACGCCGCCGGCCCGCCACCATCGACCACGAACAGCGGATGCCCATGCTCCTGGTCGAGCTCGCAACACCGCTCGACCATCCAGCCCGTCCCCCGCCGCCGTTCCACCAGCTCCACATGGGCGCCGTTGCCGCCCGGGCCGGCCACACCGATAGACCCCCACGCCCGGTCGAGCGACACCTCCACCGCGAAACAGGCCGGCACACAGCCGGAGTTGCGGTCCTCGACCTTCTTCCACTTTTCGAACGACACCGCGATCGTCGACCCGGTCACCTCGTCATGCCATCCCATGACTTCCCGGCCGTACTCCTCCGACGGCAGCGTGCGACGCAAATCCATGACCGTCTCCAACTTGATCCGGCCCCGGGTGACCGCCGAATGCACCTGCAACAGCAGATCCGGGTTGTCACAGCCGCACCCGGGAGCGTCCCGGCTGTGACTGCACAGGTCACCCGACTTGCACGCCTCCGCCGGCGCCGGCGCGCACCATTCGGCGTACACCATCCGGCCGTCGACACCGGCCCGGCCACGTTCGACCACATCTCCCAACACAACCGACTCCGGCCGGCACGCCGAAGACCCGATAACCACCTGCGGATCCGGCTGGGCCAACATGATCGGCATCAACGAGCCCATCTGACCTGGCTGGAGAGCGAACCCTTCGTCGAGGATCACCTTGCGGCCCGACAACCCCCGACCGCCGCCCGCCGTCCGGGTCTTGAACTTCAACCGGGAACCGTTAAGCAACCGGATCTCCGGCACCGCCCCCCGATGGGCGATCGACCCTCTCGAAGTGAACTTCACCCGCCGGCGCAGCACATCCGACCCGTCGATCAGGGCCTCCAGGTCGTTCAAAGCCTCGTTCGCGGTGTCGAACTCGTGCGCCGACCACACCACCAGCGGCTCCTCCCGCACGAACAGCTGGCCGAGGGCGTACTGCTTGAAAAACCCTGTCTTCAGGTTCTGACGGGGGGCGATAACCACCACCTCGAACGCCACCGACCGGCCGTGCTTGTCCACCGCGAACGCCGCATCCAACAGCATCTGCTGCTCCGGGTCCGGCGGGAACCCGGCCAGCGTCGCCACCGCCGCCACCTCCGGCCCCAAAGTCCGGTGATAGTCCGGGACGCTCAAAAAGCGAGGCTTGACAAGCTTAGGCGCCGCGCCCCCGGATGAGTTTGAGCGCCGCCGACTGCCGGATGTCGTCGAGGGCGTCATGGTCATCGTCAGCGTCCTTCACTGCCTCGGCAAGCGTCGCCCGAAACTCCTTCATCAACGCCGCCAGCCCACCGCCAGTGTCGTTCGCCGCCAAACTGTCCAGACGGGTAGCCAGAAGCAGGGCGGCAACACCCAGTTCGGTGTCATCGCGCCCGACCGACTCGAGCCGCCGGCGGGTCGAGACCGTCAAAACCCCCTCACCCTCCCGCTCCAAATCGGTAGGGAACGCCGTGATAGTCGCCCCCGCCCCACGGCGATGGGCCCGCTGACGGCACCGATCCGAGCAGTACTTGGCGTTCGCCCGGACCGCCTCAAACGGCTTCGCGCAGACGGCGCAGCGGCGGACCATCAGATCACCAAACCCTCGAATGCCACTCCGCAGGCTTAGACCCCCACCGGGAGACGCTTCCCTTCTTCGCCCCCGCCTTCACGTTGCAGCGGGCATGAGAAAACCCCAGATAGACCGTCCGGTCCTCGGCGTGATCGAAATGCAGGGCCGACCTCCCGAAACGGTCCTTCTCGAACTTCCACATCTCCCGACCACACCGGGCACACGACGACCACTCCGGCAGCGCGGCGAACGCCTGCAGCCGTCGCCGGCGGTGATCGACCCCATAACCACGCTGAGAGGCCGACAGGAGCTTGCCGTCATGTGACATGGTCGAGCTCCGATCAAACATGGGACTGCGATGCGGCTCT